AGTTATAAACGTCAGCCCACAGTACTTCACGCACCAACTTATTGGTAGGACCGTCGTCGTACCATCTGTTGATGATGCGCAGTATCTCCATGTGTACTTCAACCTTCTCAGAGCCATCGTAAGCGCTATAATCACCTGCTCCTATATTTTTCTGTGAACTATCCCCAAATTTAAGTAGTTGCCGTGCTAGAACATCCCACTCTTCGCCAAAAGGGTTAGCTCCTATAGCTGAGCCGTTGAATATTCTATTTTTCTTGTACCAAGAGGTAAAAGCTCCAAAATACATTCTAACTAATATAAGATAGTCCAAGGGCCCAGAACTAAACATTCTGGTTTTCCCTTTTTCAACTTTCTCTATAACGTCTTTAGCGTCCTTCAAACAGTCCACGAAGAGATATTCTGTGCGTATACCTTTTCGTGCATCTGATTCTTGACTTAGAACAGCCTTTTTGAGCTCCTCTACCCTTTCGTTATCCATGTCATATTCATCTCCTGTACCAAACCAGTAGGTTTTTCCGGGACACTTTCTAATAGCTGGATCAGTTATGTATGGGTAACCTGGGCTAGTTCCTCGTGGAATAGCTAAATAATCTTCATCACCTTCTATACCAACGACTGCTTCTTCGAACGTGAGCACTTTTTTCTCAACATTCTTAGAAGATGATCTTAGTATATCCAAATAATATGAGTCAGCAACGAGCTTGATTAATTCGCTATCTATGAGAATATTCTGCGTGCAATACTTTGCCAAGCACAACTCCATAGGGTCTATAATTTCACCCTCTGTGTTTTTAAATGGCACCATATGCGCTGGTTTCATAGTTGCAGCGCCCCAACCTCCATAAAACGGACTTTTGACAAGCTTAGATTTGCCATTAGTTGCTACCACTATTTCCGTATCATAAAGTCTGTCAAATTGGCCGTTAGAGAATGTCGCATTCGACTGGAGTCTAACAGTCTGGTCTTTCATAAGAATGACTGGAGAATTAAAATCAACTAGGGCTGATATTATATCCTCCTTAAATATTGCTGTAGAATAACCTACACCAATTGAGGGTGCTCCTGCATAGTGAATACCAAATAACTTGGCTGTCGCTGCAAATTTGTTAAAGAAGAACAAAGGTGTACCACAATCACCTGGCTCAGTGAAAGCGTGGTACTCATAGGCCACGTCAACATACGTCTCGCCTGTTTTGCTATCTTTGCTAGCCGCAACGATATTCTTTGACAATTTGCATGTTACCATATTTTTAAAATAAGCGTTCCCATCGTAACCATAAAGGTAACCTTCTTTATCCCTTACTTTAGCAGCATCTTCTCTTGTTCCTAGAAACCTCGTAATATCTTTAAATCTACGCATGCCTGTTGGAACCTTACATAGAATAATATCTTGTGAAGACAATCTGGTGTTTTCAAATATACTGTCAGTAGCAATGAAGTCACCTACTGTGGTGAAAAACTCCAAACTTCCTTCAGCAGAAGATCCTTGCTTGAAGAATTTTATAGGTGCTCTAGTAAATGAAGGGTTGCTTTCCACACTCTGTCGTAAAAATTGAACGAAGTGCCTATTGCAAATTGCTATATTATCTCGTATAACAGTTATGCAACCGAGCCTCTTGTATATATCAGATTCAGGTTTTTCTTTAACTGACATTACAAAAACACTATCTTTAACTATAGCATTTGCTATGTTATATCCATTAGGGTCCATTACTTGGCCCATTTCGTGATAAACAGTGTCTTCAATTGCATACTTATAGAGTTTTTTATGACCCTTGTTTTTCTTATGGGGTCTCTTCTTACTGCTCTTAGGGGGTACCTCATTCGTAGTGTCGGAGTGTAAGGACAAAAAGTTTTCTTCCTCGTCACTAGATACGTCTTCACGTGAGGTATCTGGTGCCAAATAATTTTTGACGACATTAAAGCACTTGCTAGTGGTGTATAACCCAAAGCCTAATACAATCATACTAACGTTCACATCATTTGATAGGAAATCTAATGCAGATTTCGTAAACCTATAATAAGTTGTTTTAAAAGTTTCAGCAAAGACTGCCCAGTAAGTTTGTAAAGTTTCCAACAAACTAGACGGTCTTTCTGTGGTCGTTTCAACTTCCATTTCCCATACCACATTTCTGTGTTCTGAGATTAAAGCTGTGTCGGAACATTTATCCATAAATAACTCGGGATCTTGTATAATATGTTTGAACGACCCATTACCATAGACACTAGGTATGACAAAGAAAAAACTTTGTTCTATCATCTCCAATGACAGGTGATAACCAGCGCTCTTGAGAAGTTTCTCGTATAGTTCTATGGCTATTTCTAGCTTTTCACTAGCTATGGTCTTTTCCAATTTGTCGGAGTAGTATGCTGTAACGAGTTTATCCGTTTTCTTGCACTGTATCTTAAGGTTGAATTTTGTATCATCCAAATTGTCGTCTTCTAGGTCATCCCAAGAGAAACCCATTTGCGTCTCAAGTCCTGGGATTCTCGCTCGAAGAACCTCTTGAATTTCTAAATTCTTCTGATCACAATACATAAGTTTTCTCTTGTGCAAGTCAACCATTCTACTTATTAAAGTCGAATAACTGACTCTTTCTTTAATAGCCCCACTCCTAGGATCATACAAAACGTAATCAAACAAAAGGTTAGGATCTGT